AAATATTCACGTGTAATTTCCAACGAGCTTTAACTGTCTTATAAATGCGTGTAATATCGCATATGTACCGTGTGCCGCGACCCGATATTGTTCCACGTGAAACATGTACAAGAGTCCGAAAAAATATTTACAGGGACCCCTATGAGTGCAGCAAATAACCCGTCGCTGGATGAGAAAAAACTCAAGCTTGAGCTTCGGCTCGCGCAGCTAGAAAAGAATGAGACGTGCCAAAAAGATTTTTTACAATTTGTAAAAGTTATGTGGCCGGAGTTCATTGCTGGCCGTCATCACAAGATTATTGCGGACAAGTTGCAAAGGGTCGCGAGCGGTGAGTTAAAGCGTTTGATTATCAACATGGCCCCGCGGCACACGAAGAGTGAGTTTGCCTCGTTTTTGTTTCCGGCGTGGATGATGGGTAAGAACCCTAAGATGAAGATCATTCAAGCGACTCACACGACGGAGTTGGCGGTTAACTTCGGTCGTAAGACTAAGAACTTGTTGGAGGTAGATAATTACCGGGACATTTTTCCTGATGTAAAGTTAGCGGCGGACAGCAAGGCTTCTGGTCGGTGGGACACGCAAGCGGGCGGTATGTACTATGCCGTGGGCGTTGGGTCTAACTTAGCGGGACGTGGTGGCGATTTAATCATTATTGACGATCCTCACTCGGAGCAGACGGCAATGTCCGCTTCTGGCTTTGATGATGCGTGGGATTGGTACACAGGTGGTCCTCGACAGCGGTTACAGCCGGGTGGTTCTATTGTTATTGTTCAGACTCGGTGGTCGGAGAAGGATATGACCGGTCAATTACTGCGAGCTATGGCAAAGGACCCTCTTGCGGATCAGTGGGAAGTCGTTGAATTACCTGCTATTTTTGAAGATGGGACCCCGTGTTGGCCTGAGTACTGGAGTCTCGAAGATTTAACCGCGGTTCGCGCCTCTATTCCGCCGAGTAAGTGGAACGCTCAGTATCAGCAAAATCCCACGGGCGAGGAAAACGCTATCATCAAGCGCGAGTGGTGGCGTTTGTGGGAGAAACCCAAGGTTCCCCAGCTTGAATACGTGATTCAGAGCTACGATACGGCTTTTTCCAAGAAGGAGACGGCGGATTATTCGGCTATTACGACGTGGGGGGTATTTTATCCGAATGAGGGTGGTAGTGGTCCCAATTTAATTTTATTAGATAGTAAAAAGGGACGGTGGGATTTTCCTGAATTGAAGGAGATTGCGCTAGAGCAGTACAACTTTTGGGAGCCCGACACTGTTATTGTTGAAGCTAAGGCCAGTGGAACGCCTTTGACGCAGGAATTGCGGGCTATGGGCATCCCGGTGGTTAATTTCACGCCTAGCCGCGGCAATGACAAGATTACTAGAGTCCACAGTGTTTCTCCATTATTCGAGGCCGGTATGGTTTGGGTCCCCGACGAGACTTGGGCAGATGAGTTAGTGGAGGAAGTGGCGGCTTTTCCTAACGGAGAATACGACGATTTGGTCGATAGTATGACTCAAGCACTTATGCGGTATAGACAGGGTAACTTTGTTCAGCTACCCTCGGACGACTTTGAAGATGATGAAAATTCTGCTAAAGTTCGAGTATATTACTAACCTTAAACGGAAATACTGCGTATGACCGAAGCCGCGGTTAATCTAGGGGCAGCCGGATTTGTTTCGTACTTTAACGACGGCGGTGCCGCTGTTGACTTCCCCGTAGAAGAGGATATTTACGCAGGTCCCTCGGACGAAGAGAAGCAAGCCGTTGTAAGTCGCTTCCAAGAAGCTGGTTTTCTGCCAGAAGATTCCGAGCCGGGATTAACGTCACTCCTTGGCGATATGGTTATCGGCAGTGATGACCCTGACGCTTTTGACGGGGAACTACTAAGCCGGATCAGAAGCTCTGCTTCTGCTAATTCCCCCGGCAATGAACAATTTTACCCTGATGGCAACAGCTTTTTTCAGCAATTGTCTACCGAATACGGTTATCCACAAAGTAATCTACCTGATGGCTCTAGGGGAATAGAAGCCTTGGAAGGTCGCACCCGAAATTCAACACCTTACCGTCGCGACGACCTACCCACGCCACAAGAGTTATCGGATGCAAGGTCTCACATGCTTGCTTCCGCTATGGCGGCTTCTCAGTACGGACCTAAAACAGCGAATCTTATGGGAATCATGGAGGAAGGAATCTCCGTAACCCCGGGCGGTCGAGCTAACACCAAGATGGATAAGCGAAACAACGCCGTTGGTCGTCGTATTTTTGCACAAGCGGGCATGAACGCCACTACCGCAGAGCTTACCAAACAGGTAGATCAAGTTATATTCAATCAGCTCAACACTATCATGGGTCGATCTGAGGAAGAGCAAGGGCCGTCTAAGGCTAACCCCGGGCATCGGAAGAACTGGGAAAGTGACGCACAAGTAAAGGGAACCCAAGACGAGGGTCAACTATATTTTCCTCGTAAAGAAAGTGGCAAGTTCCTTACTGACTTTCCCAACTACTAGGAGCTAGGCTATGGCAGACCGAAAAACAAATGCAGGGCTGATGGACAACAACGTCCCTTCCCAGATGGACTTGGAGGACATGTCTGCCGAGATTGAGTTGGAGCTACCGGGTTCCCAGAACGACGTTATGGCGATGATACAAGCCGATGACGTTGGCTCCATTGAAATAACCCCCGAAGAAGATGGTGGTGTTATTGTTGACTTTGATCCCAGCGATCAACGCGGCGAAAGCCTAGATTTTGACGCTAACCTTGCCGAAGAAATTCCTGAACGTGAGCTTCAAAGGATTTCAGGTGAGCTGTTAGGCGAGTTTGACGCCAACAAAGCCAGCCGTCAGGATTGGGAAGAAGCTTATTCCAGTGGGCTAGAGCTATTGGGCTTTAATTATGAGGAAAGAACACAGCCTTTCCGCGGAGCCTCCGGCGTAACGCACCCTTTACTGGCCGAAGCGGCTACTCAGTTCCAAGCCCAAGCCTTTAACGAGCTTTTACCGCCGTCAGGACCTGTTCGTACCGTGGTTATGGGTAAAGAAACAGCGGCAAAGACGGCTCAAGCGCAGCGCGTTAAGCAATTTATGAACTATTACATCGGTAATGTAATGGAAGAGTACACGCCTGACATGGATCAGATGTTGTTCTTCCTACCATTGGCGGGTTCTACGTTCAAAAAAACTTATTATGACGATACGCTCGGTCGTGCGGTATCCAAGTTTGTCCCCGCAGAGAACTTAGTAGTTCCCTATTCGACCACGGACCTCGAAACATGTCCTAATATCACGCAAGTTGTGCGTATGCCCTTAAATGACCTGCGGAAACGTCAGGTATCAGGCGTTTATTTAGACGTGGAGGTGATTCCTTCTCAGAGCGAGATTACATCACTTAGTGGTGAAATAGACCGTATAGAGGGTCAGGACGCGAATCAGATAGATTACGACTGCACTATCCTAGAGTGCCATGTCGATCTTGACTTAGAAGGGTACGAAGACCTTGATGAAGAGGGTGAAGAGACCGGAATTAAGGTTCCTTACATCGTCACCATCTCAGAAGACAACGGGCATGTTCTTTCTGTCAGACGTAACTATCGCGAAGAAGACGAGCTGCGTAAAAAAATACATTATTTCACGCATTACAAGTTCTTGCCGGGGTTCGGGTTCTACGGACTAGGTTTGATACACACTATTGGCGGGTTATCCCGTACTGCAACGTCGGCGCTTCGGCAGTTGATCGATGCCGGTACGCTGTCTAACCTCCCTGCTGGATTCAAGGCCCGCGGCCTACGGATCAGAGATGACGACGAGCCGCTACAGCCCGGTGAATTCAGAGACGTAGACGCTCCCGGTGGCGCTATTCGAGACAGTTTGATGCCGCTGCCCTTCAAAGGCCCGGATCAAACCTTGTTCCAGCTTCTTGGCTTTGTGGTAGATGCCGCGCAACGTTTTGCCACCATAACTGACTTAAAGGTTGGCGAAGGTGATGCAACGGCGGCTGTCGGCACCACTATGGCGATGATGGAGCAGGGCGCACGAGTAATGAGTGCTGTTCACAAGCGTTTACATTACGCCATGCGTCAAGAGTTTAAGATTTTAGCGAGGGTAATGTCAGAAAGTTTGCCACAGTCGTACCCTTATTCAGTACCCGGCGGTGATGAAACGATCATGCGGGAAGACTTTGACGACCGGATAGACGTAATCCCGGTCAGTAACCCGAACGTATTCAGTCAAGCACAGCGGATCATGCTGGCTCAGACTAAAATGCAGCTCGCGGCACAGGCACCAGAAATACACAACATCCACGAAGTCTATCGGGACATGTACGAAGCTTTGGGTGTTACAGATGTAGACAGACTGATGAAGTCTGTCCCTTTGGAAGATCCGGAGCCCATTGATCCCGCACAAGAGAACATAGATTCGCTAGATATGCTTCCATTAAAGGCGTTTGAGGGGCAGAATCACGAAGCTCACATACAAGCTCATTTGGTGTTTGGTTCAACGAGCATGGTTGGGACGTTACCTCCAGTGGCAATGACGCTGCAAAAGCACGTTATGGAGCATGTTCAGATATCTTCTAGAGAAAAAGCGGCGGTTGCTTATTTGCAGCAGGTCCAAGAGTCTGGAGGACAGCCCGCGGATAATGTCCAGATGCTTGAGATAGAGCGGATGACGGCTCAGTTTATTGCTGAAGGCTTACAACAAGTTAAAGCAATTTCTGTTGAGATGTCGGGTGCTGGTGCGCCAGATCCTTTGGTCCAGTTGAAAGAGCAAGAGATGCAGATCAAGGCCCAAGATAACCAAGCCGGAAACCAGATAGATCAAGCCAAGCTTCAGTTAGATTCTCAGAACCAAGCGATGCGGTCAGAGCAGTTTGACGAGCGTATTGCAGCACAAGAACGTCAGACCTCGGCTCGCATACAGGCGGCGATGGACAGAGAAATACTTAAACAAAACGATGGAGACAATAACTCGTGAAAAATAGAAAGATAAAAGTTAATGGTTCTGCACCAAGCAATCCTCCGAAGGCTGTTGCCTACGCTGATATTAAAGATCAAGGCCGCATTCCTTACGGAAAAACAGCACCAGCTCCTGTTGCGGGTGGTCTTAAAGACTTTGCTAACACCCCTCGTAAAATGAAAGTTAGAGGCGGTGGTGCGGCTATTCGCGGCACTAGCTTTATGGGATACTAGGGAACTAGTAAAAGGCTAAAGGAGCTTTTAGATGCCGTACAATTTTCTTAGCGGTCTGGACTTAACCGGTGCAAACTTTGGCTCATCGCCCGCACAAATACCGGTAAATCAGGTAACTCCTGCACCTATTGCACCGCCTGCCCTTCAGGCTCCTTTTACTAATTACGGTAGCAATAACTATGGTCTTGGAAACACGGGTTTTATTAGTGGTT